TCATAGAATCCAGGTTTCGGTTCCTTAACATATGCCCCCGCATACTTCTCTGTTTTAGTTGCACTCTCTTTCTTAGGGGGGATAGCAATCTTACGCCTAAGAAGTTCACAATATATGTAGTTGTCCCACATACGAACCTGTGAGAATACATCCTCATAGTTTACCTTAGCATCATATGCCATGGTGTATGCGAGTTCAACTAACTTCATCTTATCGTCTAGTTGATCTACCAGACGAACATCATGAATGTTGTATTCAATAAACTTCTGCCAGTCTCCCTCATAGAACTCTTTGAATGTGTCAAACTCTGAGTGATCTAGTTTCTTAGATCCGAGTTCGACAAAAGCAATATGGTCTAGACGATATGATTCTTGGTTAGTGTAAGTAAACTTCTTATACAACTCAAGGTAATCAAGTTGTGAGATACCAAGCATATCGATAGAGAAGTTCTTACGACCTTTGATAAAGATCTCGCGTTGCGACACAAGTTTCCAAGGCGACAACAGTTTCACAAACTTCTCACCCATAATACGATTAACACGATTATGGATGTATGGCATATCGAACAGCTGACAGTTCCAACCCGTGACTACATCAGGATAGTTCTCCTGCCAGAAGTCAAGGAAAGCACCCATCATAGTCTCCTCAGACCTGAAGTGCATGTAGTCAACCATCTTGTCTTGGTTGTTAAAAGGACGAGCACCAAAGACCGTTATACGACCACTGAAGGAGTCCTTAATACTGATAGCAAGAATCTCTTGGTCAGCAGTCTCGATGTCAGGGAAACCGTTCTCAGCAGCAGTCTCGATGTCAATAGTAAAGACACGAATCTTACTGCTGTCAAACTTCAGTTCTTCCTCAGGATGCTGCTCAGCGATGTACTGATACAGGAAACGAGAGTTTCCATAGATGTCAAAGTCATCTACCTCTTTATATTGTTTTACAAAATCTCGTGCCTCATTAATAGAACCAAACTTATGTGGTTCAACACAACTACCTTCTAGTGTTTTCCATTCAGAATAATTCTTACTAGGCAAATATAGCGTGGGGTTGACATTCTCATAACCACGGACAAGCAGACGATTGCCTGCTTGCTCAACACTAGTGTAAAACTTCATTCAAGAGATTCGATATAACGAGCAAGGAGTTTCTTGCTAGGGGTTGTCATAATACTTAGATCAGAAGACCTAACATTGAACTCGCGCTCAGAGGCATGTGGTGCCCATGGAACTAGTTGACCTTCATAGTCTACCAGATATGGTTCTACTAACCACACATCAGGGTCACCTGGCATAGCGTCCCCTTCCATTGCTTCAACTTGAGCAATAATCCATTCACCATCATGCTTCAGGAGATTCGCTTCCATTAGTCTCCTCCTCAAAGAATAGTTGTTCGTCAGTGAATCCATTCTCCTTCAACTTTCCAACAAAGTTATCAAGAATTTGGTTGTCTGGATATACCACACTCATGATGTGAGTACCACCAACTTTATGTTCTTCTACAGGAGAGAAAGGACACCAGCGGGTATAGTTAATTGGCATACTACCATCTTCATTAACCTCACCAAGTGAAAGAACAAATGGATAGATTAGACGATAACCAACAACTTCTTCCTCCTGTCTTACCTCACCAAAAAGACAAAGGACTTGTTGTCCCGTTACGAGAGTAACAACACGAATATTATGATTCGTCTTCAGAATTTCTTGTGGTCCTGGTGATGTCTGTGTCATTTTCTAGTTCCTTTTTTTGTTCGAGTTTTTGCTTCCAGGCAGTTTCTAATCCTGGTTCTGGAGTACTGATTGTCATTACACAATCATATGGAATTTTAAATTGCCAGTCTGTAGAATATGGATTCCACTTACTAAATTTAACACGGTATTCCATGCCGTGTTCTTCTGTCAGATATTGTGGTGTGCCGCCATCCAAGTTAAGAATATAAGGATCTTCCATCAAAAGGCAGATTCCCTTTCTTTGACTCTGATCAGTTTCTTCAGAATCAAAGATTTCTTTTAACTCGGTTATAATGCGGTCACCAGTTTTCAAAGTTACTACTGATGTTGCCATGGGTTTTCCAAGTATGATGTAATTTTACCACTAAAAAAAGGGACCGTCAAGTCCCCTTCATGTTTATTTAGAACCAAGTTTTTCGCTTCTGTTTTTCTGGTAGGTTCTTAACCAGAGTAACCGTAAGAAGACCGTCTTCAAACTTTACTTCTTTCACTTCCACATCATCTGCCATTTGCCAGTTGCGAGCAAAGGTTCTATACGAGATTCCCTTATGAGAATATTTACGTTCTTTATCTGGTGGTGCTTTATTAGCAGATACTGTCAGAACATTTCGTTCTGTTGTGACTTCAATATCTCCTCCTGAAAATCCTGCAAGAGCGACTTCCAGCAATGTTCTACCATCACCTCCATCGACAACATTGTAAGGTGGGTAATTTGATCCACCTCCTGCAAGAGCTTCAAGTCTACTGAATGTTTCATTAAATCCTAGTGAATAGGGAGTATAAGTTTCCCATGTAATATTAGTCATGTCCTTAAATAAGCGACGTATACATGTGACCCGTTAGGCATCACAATAATATTTACACAGAAACAAAAAAGACAGATACAGTATAAACCGTATCTGCCTGTAAGGGTTTCCGACTTTTGTAGAGACCGCACGAAAAGAGTCTCAATCTTATTTATTCAACTACTTGTTTTTTACGACCAATATTATATTTGCTTTCAAGTGTCCAATCATTTTTTTCTTTAAACGAGAGAACTTTAATTTGATTGAGAGGAGCAAGGTCTGCAATTTTTTCTTGACTCAATGCATCAATATTAACAAGACCCCAATCAACTAACAATTGAATAATTCTATTACGACGCTGCACATCATTTAAAGATAAATTCGTTCTCTTTCCATCAAGAGCAAACAACTCTTTAAAATGCACAATGTAATACTTGCCTTGTTTATGCAGAATATGACAAGACTGATAAATCTTTTTCTCTTTCCTAGAAGCAACTCCAATACGAGTAAGCGTCTCTCTCACTTTAAGGAAGTCATCTGGTTCACCCAAACAAACTTCAACCATATCAGATTGTTTCCACTGAATTTCAGTATCACCGCTCATGTTTACCACCTTTACTCAATACTTTTTTAATATTATCTAGTTGATCCTTGGTAAGAATCCTGAGAGCTTGGAGTGCTTTATCGTCATTATAACCATAATACTCTTTAACTAATTCAAGATAATCAATAGAATCTTTTCTCGTCCATGGAGAGAATCGTTTCCTAGGTTTCACACTATTTAGTAAAAAGTCATACTGTAACTTCTTTGGTAGATGAGAATGTTTGTTCATCTCATTTGCATATAAGATGGTATCAGTGAAAGAAGACAAGCACCTGTTAACAATATAAGGAGGATACCCTCGCTCAGCATCAACATCGTCATCTAAAATATTTTTTTTAGATTGATTAATTGAGTACAAGTAGTCTTTCAGTTGATACATTATTTAAATACAGCGGTAACGGAAACAATTCTAGCACCAGGGTTGCGAGCAACGGCAACCTGGCGAGCATCTTGATAATCGCGAGCAATGACTTCTTCTTTAAAGACGGTGCCTGCTTTGTAGAGGGTGACTTCACATTTCATAGTTGGTAAGGACGAGTTCCTTGCGAGACGCTTGGTCTGTATTATAACTCCCCACGCTTCTCATGGTGTAAGTGTGTGCAAATTCAGCAGCTGTCCACTCCTTGAAACGGTCTCGGATCAGTTGCGTTGAATTGTACGACACAAGTTGAAGACCAACAAACCGATCACAAATAGCAGCAAACCCATCATGGTCAAAACCCTTATGCATATTACCCTTCTTACCATAGAGGTTAGAACCAATTTCATAAGGAGGATCCAGATAAGTAAAAACACTTTTACTATCTGTAAGAAGTTCTTGGTAGCGGAGATTGGTAATCTTCCACTTAGAAATCATTCTTGAATATTCAGGGAGTTTATCAATGCCTCGCATCGAGAAGTTGCTAACTGACGCTTGCTTGGAGAATGAGCTGGACTCAGTGAGACCAGAGAAAGAGCACT